CTAAAGACTTTCGTTACGAATTAGACGCTCAAACGAATAAGCTAATATCCGCAGTAGAGAAACAAAATCTACTTTACTCGGAGCAAATTATTAACCTTAATAAAGACGTAACCGCTCTAAATGGCGTAGTAGATAACCTTAAAGGTCGTATCTCGAATATTAAAGCTCAAATGGCTATCGTCGGTACGGCTTGTGCTACTCTCGGAGGATTCGTAGGATTCTTAATCGCTCAAATAGCCAAGTAATAAATAGTGTTATACTAATAATATTAGCTAAAGGAGACCAAAATTATGCGAGTAGCCGGAGTACCGTTCTACCAAGCCCATATAAATAACTACACCCCTGGTAGGGAGAGGGCAGTTAGATATATAACGATACACCACTCTGCCGGTTGGGAGGATACTCTCCGCTATTTATGGGCTAATCCTAGCCGTAACGGTTCTTCGCATTTTTGGGTAGGTAATAACGCCGGACAAATAGAGCAGTACGTCGATACCGACGATACGGCTTGGACTAACGGTAATTGGGTATCTAATACCGAAAGTATTACTATCGAAACTCGGGGAGACTGGCGAGGCTACTTTGACCAGACTACGCTTAATAACTTAAAGACTCTCCTCGTAGCTCTACGAAAAGCCTATCCTAATACGGCTATTACATATCATAAAGACGTATCGAGTACGATTACTCTCTGTCCTGCCGACCTTAAAGATAAGGGCTACGCTAAACTAGAGTGGGATAAAGCTTCCGCTATTCTAGCCGGTCCAGCTCCTACGCCGACTCCTCCGGCTTCTTCTCTTAGCTACGAAAGAATTACTCCTAAAAGAGTTATTCTAAATAAAGCTACTCGATTATGGGATTTTAACTTTAACGATTGGGCTTCGGCTAAACCAGTCGGAGAGCCGTATCCTGCCGGTTGGTCGGTAGACGTAGTAGCTATCGGTAAGAACTCTCTCGGCGGTCGTTACTATATGACGGCTTATAGCTTTAACGAGGGTAATATACGAGCTACTAACGGCTTTAACGTAGCCGACGCTAACGATTACGTTCCTGCTCCGACTCCTCCTAACGTACCCGACCCTGTTCCTCCTACGCCAGTTCCGACTTGGCTACCTCTCGATAATCCTCGTAAGCTTCGAACTACCCGAGAGCTATACGTAATTAACCTCGATACTATGGCTAATCAAGGTACGCCGTTAGCTAGCGGTACGGATATAGATATAGTCGAAAAGATTACGTTAGCCGATAATAAGATGTACTACCGCTCGAAGTGGGCTAGAGATAACGCTAAGAACTGGGGCGTACCGGCGGATAGTATGACGGAAGTACCGTCGATAGTACCGACTCCGGAAGTACCACCCGAGACCGTTCCGGAAACTCCTATAGATACCGACCCGAATACCGCCGGTAATAGCGATATAGTAGTACGTCTTAACCTTATAGAAGCGTTCCTAAAAGCTATTAGCGACTTCTTCTCGGAATTGTTTAAAAACTTCCCACTATTTAAAAAATAAGAAAGGATAATATGGATAAAAAAGCTTTAATCGAACTAGGAAAATCTTTCGCTAGATTCTTATACTTCGGTATTCTCGGGCTAATAGTTACGTTCTTAACCGGACTAGTCGCTAGCGGAGAATTACAGAACGTATACGTACACGTCGGAGACCTTTATATAAATATCTCTTTCGTAATCTTAGCGGCAGTAACCGGTCTTATTAAGTTAATCGACCGATACCGCCACGTAAGTGAAAATAACGATACTAACGGAATAGCTCCGAAGTTCCTACAAAGGTAAGTTATGCCGAGCGAACGTATAGACGGAATAAAATATAATCTCGGAAAAGAGCCGGACGAAGTAGTCGCCGGTATTCGAGATAATCTTTTAGAGAAGCACGTACGTTTAGTCGGCGATATAGAACGAGTTACCGGAGAATTAGCTCTACGAGGTTTAGTACCTACGCCGGAGAGAGAGGATTTATACGAGCAGTTAGAACTACTCGGAGACCGTCCTCCTCTCGAGCGTGGGGATTTACCGGCTAGCGGTGCCCACCCCCTCTAGTCGGAAGCTCCACGTAAAACTAAAACCTCCTAAATTAAAGACGACGGCTCTCGCAAATGCCGTCGTCTTTTTTATTCCCTAAAACTATTGCTATATTTTTATTTTATAGCCGACTAACTTAATAGCCGTAAAACCTCAATACTTATTCTACAGATATTTTAGATATTTACCAGAGGTGTACGCTCCCCAAGGCGACCAACCACTACGAGACCATATCTCGTTAGCTTTCGCCATATTAGCGTTCGGGTCGGTTGGGTTCGGAATCCAAAAGCAAGCTAATTGCATTAAACCGAACGAGCCGACGCATTTACCGTGATTATCGTTATAGTTCGCCGCATTACTATTACCTCCGGATTCTGCCATACAGACGGCGTACGCTACGTCTACGTTCCAGTTAGTATAGTTACGTACTAATTCGCAACCTCCCGAGCTAGAAGCCGTAGGAGCGGTCGTAGAAGACGCTATAGACTCTACGGCTTTCTTATGACAAGTACCGTCGGGATAAATCCACTCGGTAGCTTGGTCGCATTTATTCGGGTTCTCTTTAACTATATCTACAGGAGGCGGAGTATCTTTAACCGGCTCTTTTACTTCTTCCGCCTTTACCTCGGGAGAAACTATAGAGCTAGTCTTCGATTCTACTTTATCTAAATTACTAGTTGAATCCCTCTTATCCGGTAGTACGGTCGCTACTATGGCTACCCCGATAAGAAGTAATATTATGTACTTCATATATCTATACACGCTTCCTATTATACCACTCGTTAACGACGCTTAGGCTTCGTAGCGAGCTTTTCGGCGGTATAAGCGGTAGTAAGTATATTAAGAACTCCGACGAGTCCTAGAGCTACTCCTAAAGCTAGTACGAGCTTATCGGCTTGGGTATGTAGTAAGTAGGTAGATATACCTAGAGGTACTACGATTAGTATTACTCTCTTAGCGGTTCGGGATACGAGCTTTACGTTCGCTACGAAGTCGCTAGCGAGGAATCGGTTTACGATACCCTCGGCTTTTTCTTCTATTAGTTGTTCTTTTGACATCGGACTGGTCTCCTTTATCTCTTAGCTATAGAACGTCTCGACGGTTTTATTAGGCTTTTCGTCCGCTTACGTACCTTACTAGGGTGTTGGGCTTCGCTTCTCTAGTAGGAGAAGTCGCCGTACGGTCGAGGTGTTCTATAGCTAAATTGTTAATTTTTTATTTAAGGTTTTTGTTTATTACTTAACCTTACTCATAGTCTATCACGTTAACGCTTAAAAGTCCAGTATAATCTTGCTAAATCTTTACTTTATAGAGGTAGGAAGCACAAGGTTTATACGGATTAAAGCGAAAAAAGACGACGTAATCGCTAAATATAGTAGCCGTAGTAGGAAGTAATCTAAAGTTCTTCTCTATCTCTCTACAAGCTCCGCAGTAGTGATATACGCCGTCTAGTCTTTTTATTTTACCACCCTCTTTCATTAGAACGGAAGCTCCTCTTTAGCCTTAGCTATAGCCGAGAGCGTCGCCGGTTGAGTTATTCGAGCGTCCGGAAACTTAGCCGTAATCTCTATCTCCATACGAGGATTATCTCGGTCTATAGATACTCCGCTTCCGTCGTGCGACGCTACGATTAGGTAGTTATCGTCGGTAAGTACGTTTAGCTCGACGAGTACGTCCTGTATTCCCTCGTAGAGAGCGGATAAGTCGACCTTTACGGCGGTATCCATATAGAACTTACAGGCTAGATTTACCGGAAAGTCTATCTCTAACGTCGGCTTTTGTAGGTTAATTTGCGGTACTGCCGCCGAGTGCCACCGCTTATACGCCGGAGTATCTACTTTCTTAGGAAAGTATTTACCGGACTTACTTCGAGCTAAAACAACCGCTTGGTTGTTCTTCTTGACCCGAGGTACTCCGAGTATCGTTAGTCGGTGTTGGTACATTTATCGGCTCGCTTTCTTTTTGTTTAGCTAATTCTTCCGGACTTGGAGCACATTTAGGGCTATCTAGTGGTATAGAATCGCCGTACGGACAGCCTGTAGGCTCTAGCTTACAGAGCGGACTACCGTCTTTAGTTATCCCGATATTATAGCTTCCGTCCGGACAGCCGTCGCCGTTAGAGGCGTTAGTTAATCCGACTGGCTCGAATCCGATAGGAGCGAGGATAAGAGCCGTTACGACTCCTATTCCTACGCCGATACCTAGTAGTAATTTTTTCATAATTATTTTTTACCTTTCTTCTTCTTTAGTTTAAATACGCCGTCTCCGACTTCTTCGAACTTTAACTTATATTTATCGAGCGAGTCGCCTTGCTTTCGGGCGACGGCTTTTTTCTCCGCCTTTCGCTCCTGCCTCTTTTGCCGACTCCGTATTAAACTGACCGTCGTGCTTAGGGTAGCTCTTACGCTTAGACCGAATCTTACGATAGTAATCAGGGTCTTCTCTAGTAAGCTTTTCTTTGATTTTCTTGCCGCCATTTTTAGTGCCTCCCATATAGGTTAGTCTCCTTATTTTACTTTAAATATATAGCCCTTGTAGACGCTTTAGGTCTCGGGAGTTCGGGTCTTGGAATAGCATATCTCCCTTACCGGTAAGCTCCTCCGCTCCGGACTCGTCTAGTATAATCCGGCTATTAACCTCGGAGGTCGTAGCGAACGCTATTTTCGTCGGTACGTTAGCCTTAATTAAACCGGTTACTACGTCCGCCGACGGTCTCTGCGTAGCTAGTACGAGGTGGATACCGACGGCTCTAGCCTTTTGAGCTATCCTAATTATAGAGGTCTCTACTTCCGGTAGAGCGTCTTCTTTAAGTTTAGATAGAACTCCGGCTACATCTTTTTGGGTTATCTTCTTACCGGCTACGAGCTTCGTTAGAGCGAGTAAGTTAATCGACTCGGTTAGCTCTTTAATATCTAAGCTAGCCGTAGACGACTTCTTAGCCGTCATCATTAGGTCGGCGAACTCGTCTATTAGAACGACGTAGCGAGGTAGAGGAGTAGCTTTACTCTTTAGGTTATACTCCTCGATATTCTTTACTCCGGCTTTCGCTAGCGTCTTATAGCGGTCTCCCATTAGTTTTACTACGTAGTCGATAACTTCGATAGCTCCCTCGTTCGTCGTAACGATAGGTCGGTCGAGGTGCTTTAGTTTAGCGTAGGAAGCTAGCTCTACCTCTTTCGGGTCGACGAGTATTAGTCGTAGAGCTTCCGGCGAGTTCTGCTTCGTTAGAGCCGTTAAGATTACGTTTAGCATTACCGATTTACCGCTTCCGGTCGCTCCGGCGATTAGTAAGTGCGGCATATCCGCTAGGTCTTTATAGTGGACCTTACCGAATACGTCGATACCGATAGGGATTTTAAACGTACCCTTTTTAAAGTGGCTATCGGCTAGGTCGATTCGCTTTCTATTCTTAGACGGTACTTCGATACCGACGAGGTTAGTACCCCGAATAGGAGCTTCGATACGTACGGACTCCGCTCCGAGAGCGAGGGCTATATCGTTACCGACTCTACCAATTTTACTCATAGCTATACCTCTAGACGGCTTTAGCGTGTACTTAGTAACGGACGCTCCGACGAAAGTCTCCTCCATAGAGACCGGCATAGCGAACTCTTGTAGTTTAAGGCGTATCTTTTCTTCGTCGGTTAGAGCTATATTTTCTACTCGGTCGTTAGCGGACGGTACGTAGTTCTTATCTACGAAAGTCTTTTGAGCGACCTTATGCTTAACCGCTACCGGAGCTTCCGTACCGATAATACCTAAACGGAAAGCCTCGAAAGAGTTTTGACCGTTAAAGTAATCGTTCGGGTTCGGTAGGTAGATAGAGGTCGGAGAGCTAATATACTTCGTAACCTCGTTATAGAGCTTATAGAACGTAGCGAAATCGCCGTAGAGAGTATCCTCTTTAAAGTCGATAACATAGTCTTGAATCTGCGGTTCGTTATTCTTATTCTTAGAGATTTTACACTCCCGAAAGATAACTCGAGCCGGAGCTTCGCCGTACTTCTCTTTAACGATATGGTAGTCGAACATAGCTTGTAAGAACTTCGAGAAATCCGTTACGTTAGCGTCGGTATAGCCTCGGCTAAACTTCCAGTCGACTACTTCTAGTTCGCCGAGTTTATTCTTAGAGACTAAATCTATCTTAGCCTTAGCCGGAAGCGGTAATACGTTACCGTCGACTCCGGTTATCTCGGTAGTAATAGATACTTCGACTCCTAGTATCTCGTGGAATACCGGAAGCTCCTCGAAAAAGAAGCCGATAGCTTGCTTAAACTCGGTTAATATCTTTTCTCTAGAGCCGGTCTTACCGTAATCTATCTCCGACTCGCTAACGGAATCTATATAGTCGTAACCGACTTGGATAGCTTCGTCCGTAGACTTGCCGTTCCCGAAGTACGCCTCGGCTACCTTATGGCAAGCCGTACCGACTACTCCGCTAGGACTCATAGCGTCGTCGTAAACTTTAAGGATATACTTCTTCTTAAAGTTAAGAGGATTACTTAGTAAAGCCGACATACTAGAGTAACTCCAGTAGTCTATTTGTGGTTCCATAGGGCTGGTCTCCTATTTATTTAGTATTACTTATCTATCTTATATCGTAAACGCTTAAAAGTCTATAGCGGTTTTCGGAAACTTATTAAAGCGTCCATTATATCCCGAAGACCTACCGAGTAAGTATTACCGTCGGCTACTTCTATATAGAACTCTTGGCTAGCGATATTCCGAATAACCTCGAACTTATTACCGTCCGGAAGTTCTCCGCTTGCTACAGACTCTACGAGAGCCATAGGACGACCGTCGGTATAGAGTTTAGCCTTTACGTTTAATTGTAGTTCGGCGAAAGATATAGTTTTAGTCATTATTAACCATCTTTTCGTGCTTACGTTCGGCTTTTTCTACCGCTTTATCGAGTTCTTTTTCTTGTTCCGGAGTATACTCGACATCTTCGAGCTTCTCTCCTAGTACCGCCATACGGTAAATCTTAGTAACGCCGGTACTAAATAAGCGTACGTACGGTCGGCTAATACTTATACCTTTTTGGGAGCCGTCTTCGTTTAAGAGGTCTTTAGAATGTCCGAAGCATATAGAGTAGTCTTGAGAATACCTAAGCTTGGGGATAAAACTATTAAACCACTCCTCGGCTTTATTATCTATCTCGTCTTGTGGTGCCATAATTATTTACCTGCTTTCTCCGACTCTCGTCGGGCTTTAGATTCTGCTATTTTTCTAGCTAGTTTTTCTTTAGGAGTCTCGACCGGTTCGGTTTTAGCCGGTTCTTGCGGAGCTTCCGCTTCGGTCGGCTCTTTAGGAGTTTGGTCTACGTCTTCCGGAGGAGTAACTTCTCCCTCGATTACGTTAGTCTTATCGGACTTACCTTTATCGGAAGCCTCGTCGTCGGTATCTACGATAGTCTCTTTATCGTTATCTACGTAGTTATAGCCGTCGCCGTCTATAGAAGCTTGGTCGGCTCTAATAGCTTGCTGTAGGCTCGTAGATAACGCTCCGTACTTACTAATTAGAAGCTTTAATACGGTCTTCTTAGCCATTACGTCGAACTGGTCTTTCCAAAGTCCGGTACCATATTTAGCGAAGTTCTTAGAGTATTGTTTAGCGTGAGCCGTTAACTCCTCGACCGTCATATATAGCTCTTTCTCGAATCCGTTATTAAGACGGAAGTATCCGAGGTAGCCTATAATCTTTTTACTATTACGCTCTTTATCGTCTTGGATAAAGTCGAACTCGACTTCTCCGGAGCGTCGGTCTGTACCGAGATATTCTCCCTCTCGAACGTCGGAGGAGTTAATTCTCTTAAACTGTCCGGAGCGTTGGGCTAGTTGGATAAATCCTTTATAGCCTAGTTGGAATTGAGCTACGTTCTGCCAAGTCTCGACGGTTACTTCGAAAGTAGAGCCGTCGGCTTTAGTACGAGTCTCTTTAGTTTTAACCTTATTATTATAAGGAATTATATAAGCGAATCCGAGATTCGGGTCTATCGGAAGCTTCATACTTGCGGCGGTTATTGCCGCTTTAATTATCGACTCCGGCGGACAGTCTTGTAATACCGGATTAGTATTTACGACGCTTAAAAGCGAGGTCGTAAAGTTACCGGCGTTATCTCCGCCGATACTCTCCGAGATTACTTGCTGTACCGCACCCGAGCGAATATACGCTTGTAGGCTAACGGTTGGCTTGTTTGACATAAGGGCTGGTCTCCTTGTTTTATTATTTACTATTCTAGTATATACCGTAAACGGTTATTTTGTCTAGGACTTTATTTAAAGAAGCATATCGCCGTTATTCGGCGTACGAATCATCTCGTTAGACTTACGCCACGCTTCGCCGGTATGGTCCTTATAGAAGCCGTTACGCTTCGCTATCTTACGTCGAGTCCGTCGATTACCGGTTCTAAACGCTAATTGGTCTTGTTGCTTCGGCGTAAGCTTAATCGGTTCTTTAGGACGATTAGCGTCCTCCTCGGCTCGAGCTTCTTCTTCGGTTAATCGAATCTTAGTAGTTTTACCCATATAATTTACCTTTACTTTTTAAATACTATAGCTAAAAGAATTAACCATAGTAGGAATATTATTATAATCATACCTCGACCTCCTCCTCGGCGTAGATATTTAACTCTCCGTTAATTTTCTTCCGATAGTACGGTCGGATATAGATTTTTTCTTCTATCTTATCCTCGACGTAATGAGCTAAATCTATCGACTTAACGGTATTACTCGGAAAGTCTTTACCGGTAAACCGCTTAGGAAGTACTACTTCTAGCGTCTCTCCGACTCGGTAAATAGTTAGTCTTATCATAGTAACCCTAACTGCGGACTAGCGAACTCTCGCCAGTTTTTAAAGTCTGCGGCGTTCTGCCAGTACGGAGCGTCTTTATCTCCGAGAATATCGTCTATAGAGACCATATCTATCTCTCGAGCTTCTTCTTCCGTCCAGTGAACTATTCGATTATGAAAGGTTCTAGAGTGCTTTACTACGAGCGTCTCCCGAGATAAGAACTCCCAACCTCTAGTAGTAATAATCCAAGACTTTAGTTTATGCTTACCGTCTTTATCGAGGTTCTTTACGAGTAGCCCGAAGTATCGGAGCTTCTGTAGCGTACTACGTTGCGTATAGTTAAGGTCTATATCGCTAATATCTACGGTATAGCCTCCCTGTTTTTTAGCGTGGTAAGCGAGTATTACGAGAACTTCTACGAGTCCTCTCGTTAAAGCGTGTACCGGCATTATAAGCGAAGCTCCGCAACACCTACAAGACGTATCTCCCTCGACGTAGCAATCGCAGTCTTCGGGTCGTTTAGTATATCGTTTATCCTTAGTCATTATTTATTAGTTCCTTTCGGAAAGACCTCGTTACGTAAACCGATTCGAGTTAAGAATCGACGCCACTTAGTAATTCGGTTAATTTTCTTCGTTAAGTTATCTCGCTTTTCTTCCCAAGCTACGAGAGAACGACCGATAGCTTCTCGTTTTACCGAGGACATACCGTATTCGTTAAGCCTAGTAGTAGCCCATTTTATATTTTTATTTACTTCGGTTCGTATTTTACGTAGTTCGTATAAGCTAGTAGCCATTTTCTAAATCTCCCATAGTATTAGTATTAGTTCGTCGAACGTATTAGTAATAATTGTGATAATTATCACTAAAAGGACTAGCCACCCGAGGACGGCTATAAAGTTTATCGCACCGCAAAGGATACGAGGTAGTAACGGACGCTTAATAGCGGTCTGATAGTTATACCGCATATTCTAGCTCCGGTTCGTACTCGGGTTCTTCCGGTATCGTCGCTTCGATTAAAGCCTCTACCTCGAACTCGGGCATATTCATATAGTCGCAGTCGTCGCAGTAGACGGAATATAGTCCGTAGCAACCGCAGTCGGCACCGCTACAGCAGGGAGGAGTTACTTCGGCGAACTCGTGGTCGCAAGTAAACTCTCCGTCCTCCGTAAGCGAGTAACTACTCGTCTCGATTATCTTTATTTTTACCCTCACTTTTTTAGCCCTCCCTATATCTTTTCTTCGATTAGGATATTACCGACTAGAACGTCGAACTCGGTCGATTTAACGTGCGGATTAACCGGTAGATTTAAACTCTTACCGTCCTCGTTTACGTATACGTCGCCGGTCGTCTCTATTCCGAAAAGCTCCGGTCGAGCTAGTCGTTCGATAAAACCTCCGACGTTAAACTGTAGAGCGTCGAGAGATAACTTCTCGGTTTTATACTCCTCTATAGTTCCGTCGGCTTTTAATATTTTGTACTTATACATAGGGCTGGTCTCCTATTAGTTGTTTGTACCTCTATAATACTACGTTAACGCTTAATTTGTAAATAGCGTAATCACTTAATTGTAAAAAGTTATCCCCATACTCTATTATTAACCTTGTACCGACTAGAGGATTCTATCTCGATAGAGGCGGAAACGTCCGGCTGGTCTCCGGTCTTCTAGCGGTACTTTATGATTAACCGAAAAAGAAAGACGACTAAGTGGCTAAAAAAGGACATCACGTTTTATTCTACGATAGAGAATGGTCCGTTAATCCGGACTCCGCTTCCGTAAGACAGACGCACGAACTTATACCTCCGATGTACCGAGAGCCTCACGACGAACTACATACCGCCGTACCGTACGTACCGACGCTAGGTAGGCATTTAATGGCATTAGTTAACCGAGACCTATTAGTAGTCCGAGGCGACTATATCCGCTCTATAGAGTCGTTAATGTTTGAGATAGAAGATAAGACGAAAGACCGGAGAGTATCGGCTCTAGAAGCCGGAGTCGCTAAGTTAGCCGTACACGCTTTAGAATTACAGCTTCCGTATATCCGAGAGGGTTTAATAATTAGTCGTTAGCTATTTACATTTGGTAATTAGGCAGGGTATAGTAAGTATTACCTATTTAAATAAAAATCTCTTTAAGAGAGGGTAAATAGGAAACAAATTACTACAATTTATAGATAAAGAAAAAGACCTCGCTAAAGGTCTAGTTCTTGGAGGGTATGAAACAAATTACTCTCTAATTTTATCTCGAAAAGCGTAGTAAGTCAACTCTTAGCGAACAGAGGTAGACAGGACGCTAGTTAGCGGACGACCGGAAGCCTTAAATAATTCGCCGGTAGATGTAGAGCTAAGACTACGAATAACTAACTCGGGTGTATCGCCTGTAAATAGATACCTTTATACGATAGTAAACGTACGTTCTTTAACAAAAAAGCTATAATCTAAAATATGAAAGTCTTTAGAATACTATTAGTAATTTTAATAGGACTAACTACTCTTTTATATCTTTGGACTTATATTAGCTATCAAGTCTAGCCCTTTACTATCGGTAAAGTTGTAGTTAAGACGAGTCGTATATATCCCTCCTAGCCTCCGGCTATAGAAAAAGAGAGGGTTATTTGTAGTGGTTAAAATTATTATGCTATCATTGTTCTATGACTAAGGAGACCAGTCCTATGACGAAGAAAGTAAACTTTACTAAAGCCGACGGAATAACTACGGCTAACGTAGAAGACCTCTTTTTATTTAAAGATAATCCTAGAGACGTAGAGGCTAAAGACTTCGAGCGTCTTAAAAAGCAATTAGAACTAGGAGAACACTCGACGTTATTAGTTACGGTAGAGGGCGAAGTTCTCGGCGGTAATACTCGACTCCGAGCTTATAAAGAACTCGGTAAGAAAACCGCTAAGGTCGTTATAGTCGAAATCGTAGAGACCTCCGAGGGAGTACATATCGTACTAGACGGTAAAAAGTCCGAGCGTACTTTCGACTCGGTAATGCAAGCTAAAATCGAACTAGCTCTATCTCATAACGATTCTATCGGTACGAATAATACCCAAAAGCTAGCCGAGTTAATGACAGTCCACCACGTAGACACCGAGATTTATTCCGTATCGACGAATATAGTACCTCTAAGCGATATAGTTAATTCGGTCTCTCCGGACGGTAACGACCCGAGCGAGAAAGAGTCCGAGTACGATAAAGACTTAGCCGGTCGAAATATCTACGAGCCGGACGACGTAAACTACTTCCCCGACGATTTATACGAAGACGCTCCCGAACACCTCCGAGAGATTATAGAAGCGGTTACGGATACGAAAGTCCGGAGCTTACTCTACTATCGCCTTAGCTTTTTCGTTAACTTTAAAATGGATAAAATCGCCGGATACTACTGTAATAACGCTACGCCGGAGGAGCAAAAAGCTTTCGAGGCTCTCGGTCTCGTTATCCTAGACCACGATAAAGCGATAGAAAACGGCTTCCTAGAGTACGTCGATAAAGTAGAAAGTATCCCAGATGAAAAAGACGGCGAAGAATTATAACGATTTAAATACGGTATTTATCCTTAACTATAAAAGAAAAAGGATATTTACTATAGAGACCCTCGAAAAGATAGGCTACGACGGCGATATAGTTATAATTCTTCAAGATACTGACCCTTATATCGACTATATTAAAGAGACTTATTCCAAATATGATATAGAAGTTATTAACCGAGACGAAGCGATTACTCCCGAGCGGTCTATGGATAACTTTACCGATACGAAATGCGTCTACCCGAATCGTAATATTAGCCGAGAGCTAGCCGAAAAAAGAGGGCTTACTCGATACTGGTTATTCGACGACGACTATACCCGATTCGCTTATAAGACCTCTAAAGGTAAAACGAAAGTAATAAATAAAGCCGAGACGCTAAAAGCTCTATTCTCCGCTATCTCCGAGTTCGGCTATAAGACTAATGCCGCTAACGTCGGGTTCGTCCAAGCCGTAGCGAATTACGGTAAGTACGATATTCGTAAGAAAGTCTATAACTTCCATAACCTACCGGCTAGTAAAGATTTATTCCTAGAGTTTAGAGGACGTACTAACGAGGATATGGTCCAAGGAATCGACGGAGCGATGAAAGGTAAATTAGTTCTAGGCTTTACCAACGTCCGAGGGCTAGCGAAACCTCCGGAGGAGCAGACCGGAGGGCTTACGGAAATCTATTCGCAGGACGGACAGTATAATAAATCGTATTACGCTATCCTAGCCCACCCTGGAATCTCTACTATCTCTAAACAGGTTACGACGCTTACTCGGTACTATCATAGAGTTAACTTGTCTAAGATAGCTCCGAAGATAGTTCCGGCTAAATATAAAAAGGAGGTGGGTAGTAATGTCGTATAAATTAAGAGATTCTCTCGACCAAGAGACGCTAAATAAGCTCTATGGTTTAAAACGTAGGCTATCTCGTGGTAAACTAAATAAGTCAATAAATAAAGGAGACCAGCAGTATGTCAAAGGACAAAACAACGAACGAAGAAGTACCAACAACGCCGGAAGAAGCGGTAGCTCCCGAAGCACCGAAAAAGCCACAAGCCGTAATTAAGGTAGTAGCTATCGAATTAGATACGGAATATACCGAGCCTGACGGTTGGGTACTAAAAGAAATCCACTCCGTAGACGTAGCCGAGGGTAAGTTCTTCGGTGTACTCGTAAAGATTCTCGATTACCCGACTCCTAAAGTCCGACTCGGCAAAGAGTTCGAAATCCCACAGGAATAAAATCCTATGAAGTTGAGACCTAAAAGGGTTCTCGATAAATGGCAACTCGTTTTAACCGTCGACCACGACTTTAGGTATAGGTACGACGGTTGGCGAGTGCTAGACTTCGGAATCTTTAAACTATCATCGTTACCGGACGACGGAATAATCCCGAATAAACGCCACTATAAAGGCTTCTGGATTCGCTTCCGTTTTTGGCTTCCGGTAGAAAAGTATTAGAATAGAAATATGAGTATTACTAAAAAATCAACTACTAAAGCGAAAACTACAACGCCAAAGAAAGCCGTAGCTCGTAAGACTAAGGTAGATTGGTTCGTAGTACGTAAAGAATATTTAACCGACGCTACGAGTTCGTATAGGACTTTAGCTAAAAAGTACGGTGTTAGTTCTACGACTTTAGAGAAAAGAGCTAAGTCCGAGGGTTGGGCAGAGTTACGGCAAGAGCTTGGCGAAAAAGCCTTTAGCGATTTTACTCAAAAACTACTCGATACTAAGAGCGAAGCACAGAGCCGGCATTTACAGCATTGGCAAAACCTACAGGCTCTAGCGAATAAGTCGATTATAGATATAGCCGAGCGTAATTACTTTACGAATAAAGCCGGACATCTCGTATTAGACGCTAATAATAATCCGATACCTCGACCTATAAATACGTTCGAGTTAGAAAAACTAGCGAAAGCATTAAAGATAGCTATAGACGGCGAAAGAGTCGTTCTCGGTATTCCTACGAGCGTATCCGCTCTAAGCGACCCTGAGGGTAATAGCGTCTGGTCGGGCTTTAGCGATATGGTAAAAGCGGCAGAAAAGGTATTATCAGAGAATGGACAAGACACAAGCGGAGGCAATTCGTAAGTTACGTAAAGCGTCTAAAATATCTCCTCCCTTTTTTAACGAGTGGATACTAGGCGGTTCTTTCTGGTCGAAGCAAGAGGAGATTATTCTCTCGGTTAGAGATAACCGCTATACGACCGTTAGAGCTTGCCACGACGTAGGTAAGACGTATATCGCTTCTCGTACCGCTTTATGGTTTTTATATTCGCACCCTCAAAGTATCGTCGTTACTACCGCTCCGACAATGCGACAGGTCGAAAACCTTTTATGGAGAGAGTTACGTTCGGCTCACGAAGCCAGTAAACAAAAACTCGGAGGAGAGCCGTTAAAGACTCGTCTCGATATAGCTCCGGACTGGTACGCTATCGGAGCGAGTTCCGGAGACCCCGATAAGCTACAAGGCTTTCACGCCGCAAGTGGCGATATTCTTATTATTATCGACGAGGCGGCAGGTGTAGCCGAGCCAGCGTTCGAAGCTATCGAGGGTATGATGACCTCCGAAAAAGCTCGTATGCTAATGATAGGCAACCCGACCTCCGACGCAGGAAGTTTTAGAGAGTCGCACCATAGTTGGGATTACTCTAATAAGATACATATATCCGTATTCGATACGCCGAACTTCGTAAATAACGGTATAAAGACTATAGAAGACCTCCGAGACGTTAATCTCGATAACGTAGAGATAGTATCGCCTTGGTTAGTCTCTCCTCGTTGGGCTTACGAGAAAATAGATTCTTGGGGTATAGATAGCCCTATGTTCCAAGCTCGTGTACTCGGTAACTTCCCGAGCGAATCGGTAAATACTATTATTCCGCTTAACTATATAGAGCTAGCGTACGAGACCGAACACCGTAAGAAGCTCGAAGAAGCCGGAGGACCATTACGTCTAGGAGTCGACCCTGCTCGATTCGGTAACGACGAAACCGTTATTACGCCGAGATTCGGAGGATTTATACCGGAGCAAGCTATTACGTTTAAGGAGAGTACGACCGCTACCGCCGGACGGATACTACAGTACTCTAGTCCGAGACCGGTCTTTATCGGTATCGACGTAGACGGACTCGGAGGCGGTGTCTACGATACGTTAGCCGATTCTAATATCGACGGTATAGCCGAGATTCATAACAACGCTAAGGCTTTACCGGACGCTACCGGACTTACGTTCGCTAACCTAGCTAGTCAATTATGGTGGAGAGCGAGAGAGCTATTTATAGCCGGAGAGTTAGCTATCCCGAAAGACGATAAGTTAATAATGCAATTATCTACCCGAAAGTATAAGTTTACCGGTCGAGGGTTAACCGTAGAAAGTAAAGACGACTGGAAAGCTCGCTATAAGGGTAAAAGTCCGGACAGAGCGGACTCACTTATTTACTCGTTAGCTGATATAATCAGTACAGAAAGCGAGGCGAAAGCCAGTACCGGTAAAGATGTATCTTCGAGAATTAAAGAACGTATGAGAGAATAAAAATAAGGAATATACTATAGATATGAAAATAGGACCAGTAAAAATCGAATTTGCCAAACCTACACCTCCGGAAGTCGGCGTAGAAGTTGGTACCTCGACCGTCGGGTTAATGCCCTCGATATTCGGCGACGAGTTTATAGACCTCTCTAAAGTAAAAGTAGCCGACTTTAAGAAAATGCTCGATACCGACGGTACGGTACAAGCCTTATTTAATACTATAGTAATGCCTCTACTCGGTTCTAACTGGACTATAGAGCCGGACGACGATACTCCGGAAGCCGTAAAACAAAGCGAGTGGGTAGAAGAACGCCTCCGTATGCCTCCGCATAAAGGCGGTATGTCTACTCCTATGGACTTAGTATTAGCTCAAGCTCTACGAGGAGTTATCGAGGGATACGCCGGATTCGAGAAAGTTCTAGAAATACGAGACGGTAAAGTAGTCTTCCGTAAAATAGCTTGGAGAGACCCGACTACTATTACTATTCGCTCCGACGACCGAGGCGGATTTAACGGATTTAAACAGCGAGCATTTATCGGAAGCGATTATAAAGAAGTAGTTATCCCTCTAGAAAGGGCTTTTCTCTATACCTACGGTAAAGAGTTCCATAACCTAAAAGGTCGTTCGGCTTTTACCTCCGCTTATACGAGCTACGATAAGAAGCGACGACTTTATTACTTTATGGAGCAACAGGCTCAAAGCGACGCTCTAAAAACTAAGGTAGTTACCGGTAAAGAGAAAGCTACGCAGGACGAGCTAGACGCTACCGTCGAAGCCGTAGACGAACTAGGCTTTAAGGCGACCGTTGGATTACCGTTCGGTTACGAGCTATCGGCTCTTAATACCGGCTCACAATTCGACCTAATGCCGTACGTCGACCACCATAACGCAGAAATGGCTCGAAGCGTATTAGCTATGTTTATTCTTCTCGGTACAGGCTCTAAGACCGGTTCGTATAGCCTTAGCCAAGACCAGAGCGACTTCTTCGTACAAGCTCTTAAATCAGTACGTAACTCGCTATCGACTCATATTACTAGCTACTTAATCCCCGACCTATATAACTACAACTTCGAGAAGCCTCTCTACGGTACGTTTAAGTTCGAAGACCTAACCGACTCTACTATCGAGCTTCTAAAGCAAGTCTTTATTAAGCTTACGGAGAAAGATAAGTTACCACAGGAAGTAATCGACGGAGTAGTACAGAAAGTCGCCGATAAGCTCGATATAGACGTAACCGTCCTAGAAAAAGCTACGTCCGGCGAAGATGATTCGGCTAACGAAGACGATACCTCTAACGACGTACCGCCTCCTCCTACGGATAATAGCCGACGTAACCTAAGTACTGACGGTTGGAGACGAGACCTTACTCCGGCGGAGAAAAAGGTTAACTTTACCGGAATAGATAAGAAGCTTAATAGCCTCGAAGCCGAATACGAACGCTCTATTCGTCCTATATACGACGAGATAGTCGTTAAAGCTACGGCTAAAATAGACGGCTACCTCGAGAGTAAATCTTATAATAAGATTACCGAGAAGAATATAATCGACGAAAATCTACGTAATCAGTACGTCCGAGCTATTAAAGAGTCCGGTCTAGAAGCTTACGTCTACGGTAAAAACGGAGCGTCCGACGAACTCGGCGTAAAAGCTCCGGTTACTCCGAAAGAGTCTAAAGACTTCTTTAGGGATAACGCTACTTCCGTCGCCGATAAGCAATTCGCCGACCTTACCTTTAGGATTACGAACGAAGTATCGAAAGGTCGACGTAAAGACCAACTCTCGAAGTTCTCTATAGGAGATATTCTCGCTAAGATTACGGCGGTATTCTCCGCTTTCTATACCGATAATATCGCTCTATCCGCCGCAGCCGTCGTATCTATCGGCGTTAACCGAGGTCGTAAAGACGTATTCGCCGATAACGCTAGCGATATTAGCGAATATCAGTACTCGGCTATTCTCGATACGAAGACCTGCCCTATCTGCGACGACCTCGACGGAAGCGTCGTAGACGAAGCCGAATATAAACGAACAGAGTTCGACCCTCCTATACATCATCACTGTCGCTGTATTTGGGTAGCTATTCTTAAAGACGAATTAGACCAACCTACTATAACCGGACTTCCGGATAAGCCAGGCGGAGTAGACGAGCCTAGCCTTACTCGTAACCTAGCGGATAAAGTAGAGGAGCTAGCTAACGAAAAGGTTAATCAAGCAGTCGAAAAATTGCTTCGAGAGGAATAATCGACTATGCCTAGTAAGCTAGAACAAATCGCTTTAAAGAAAAAGAGAGAAGCCGAGGAAGCTAGAGAAGCCGAGATTAAAGAACTCGCTATCGTAATAGCCTCGGAGACTATCTCTCGTATTAAGAATCTTACCGCCGACGAGAAGAAGCCGTTAGAAGCTACTATATCCGAACTCGCTAAAGGGCTAGCCGAAGCCGTCGCTCTTAGTAACGAAAAACTAAACGGCGACGTATCGGTCTCTTTCTCTAGACTCGTAGATAGCTTTAAATCCGCTATACCGGAGCAGTTCGATAATAAACCGAACGAGGAGCTATTCGCTAAGATAGCCGACGGTATTCTAAAGTTCGATAACGCTATTAAAAGCCTCGAGCTTAACCCGACGATTAACCTTAAAGGTATTACGGCTACGGAATTAAAAGCCGAAGTCGACCGCTTAATCGAGAAACTTCCGAAAGACGCTAAGGATAGCGTTAAAATCGAATACGAAAAAGCCGGAGCGACTAACTATATTAACGTCCGGCTAACCGACGGTATTAACTTTTATAAGGCTCTCGGCGGAGGAGGTGGCGGAGGTGGAGTAGCTCCTCTCGTAGAACTAACCGCTCCGACCGCTAAATACGGCTATAACGGTAAATCCGAGACGGCTAGCTATCAGTACCTTTTCTTCGAGGATAAAGACCTTAATTGGTATATTCTACGTAAGAACTTAACGACGAATATCGTAGACTACGTTAAAGGCGAGGGAGGTTTTATATCGGTATACGATAGCCCGACAACCGCTCCGAGTCCGGCTAGCGAAGACTACGGTAGCTACGGAGAGATATTTTAATAATTATGGTAAAATCTAAGATAGGAGAATCTACTATGAGTAAAGAAGAAAAAGCTATACCTACAGAAATAGAAGCAACGCTTACGCCGGTTGTAGATAAGACGGCGGTAACAGTCGGGCTATTATACGAGAAGCTCTGCCGTACTTATAATCTTAGCCTCGAGGAGATTCGAGAAGCGACGGTTACTA